TGGTCTTAAATATGCTAGTTCTACGATCATTTATCTCAGCAAGAAAAAAGAAAAAGATGGAACTGAAGTCATTGGAAATATTATTAAAGCAAAGACTGCTAAGTCACGTTTAAGTAAAGAAAATAAGGAAGTAGAGATTCGTTTGTATTATGATGAGAGGGGATTGGACCGATACTATGGTCTCTTGGAGCTTGGAGAAATCGGTGGAATTTGGAAAAATGTGGCGGGTCGTTACGAAATTGATGGAAAGAAAATTTATGGAAAACAAATTCTTGCTGAGCCTGAAAAATACTTCACTTCGGAAATAATGCAAGCTTTAGATGAAATTGCTAAAACTGAATTTTCTTATGGTAAATGATAATGGAAAAGGTAGAAACTACTATCCTTCGTAACTTACTTTTTAATAATGATTATTGCAGAAAAGTATTACCATTCATAAAATCTGAATATTTTGAAAATTTACACGAAAGAGTAGTTTTTGAAGAAATATGTAAATTTATAATTTCATATGATGAGTTAGCAACAAAAGAAGTTGTTTTAATAGAAACAGAAAAAAGAACAGATATAACTGAAGATACATATAAAACTATATGTGATTATGTATCTTCTTTAGATAATTCTCATATTGATTTAGAATGGGCATCTGATATCACTGAAAAATGGTGTCGTGATAGAGCAATTTATCTTGCCTTGATGGAAAGTATTAAAATTGCTGATGGGCAAAATGAAAAGAAAAATAGGGATGCTATTCCTTCTATTTTGCAAGAAGCTCTTTCTGTAGGATTTGATAATAATATTGGTCACGATTATCTTAACGATTTTGAGAAAAGATTTGAATATTACACTCGTAAAGAAGAAAAGATACCATTTGATTTGGAGTATTTTAATAAAATTACTGGGGGTGGGACATCAAAGAAAACTTTAAATGTTGTTCTTGCTGGTCCAAATGTTGGTAAATCTCTTACTTTGACTCACTTAACTTCTTCGTTTTTACTTCAGGGTAAAAATGTTCTTTATATTACATTAGAAATGTCTGAAGAAAAAATCGCACAGAGAATTGATGCTAATTTACTTAATGTTGATATTGGTCAAATCAAAACCCTACCAAAAGTGTTATTTGATAATAAAATAAAGGATCTTACAGAAAAAACATTGGGCAAACTTATTATTAAGGAATATCCAACTTCTTCTGCACACGTTGGACATTTCCGAACACTTTTAAATGAACTTTCATTAAAAAAACATTTTGTTCCAGATATTGTTTTTGTTGATTATTTAAATATTTGTTCATCAAGTCGCTATAGTAAAAACTATTCTGCTGGTTCATATACAATTGTAAAATCTATAGCAGAAGAATTAAGAGCACTTGCTGTTGAGTACAATTTCCCTCTTTGGACTGCTACTCAACTTACTCGCAGTGGTTATAATAGTTCCGATCCAGATATGTCTGATACATCTGAGAGCTTTGGTCTTCCTGCTACTGCTGATATGATGATTGGTATGATTAGAACCGAAGAACTAGATCAACTCAATCAAGTAATGTTTAAGCAAATAAAAAATCGTGATAATGATACTTCTATTAACAAAAGATTTGTTGTTGGAATTGATAGACCAAAAATGAGATTATATGATGTAGAGCAAAGTGCCCAGGATGATATACTTGACTCTGGTAAAGACGAAGAGTATAATAATGAAGAAGAAAAAACTAACAAATTTTCAGGATTTAAGTTCTAATGCAAAAAAAAATTAATTTTAACAAATATCAAGAGTTTGTAGATGCAGTAACATCAGATGCATCTAAAGATTTTCTTGCTCTAACTGAAAGAATGGTTGAGCTTGATGAAAAAGGAGCAAACATTGAAAGACTCCTTACTGCAGGAGTAGGAATGAATGCAGAAGCTGGAGAGTTTCTTGAAATTATTAAAAAAATGGTTTTTCAAGGAAAACCTTGGAATCAAGACAATAAAGAGCATCTAATAATTGAACTTGGAGATGTTATGTGGTACATCGCTCAATCTTGTATTGCTCTTGAAGTTAGTCTTGATGAAGTTGTTTCTCAAAATGTTGATAAACTTATGAAAAGATATCCTGGAGGGAACTTTGATGTTTATTATTCAGAAAATCGTGATGTAGATGATCGGTAATTTTATCCCCTTTTCTAAATAAAGAAAAGGGGATTTTTATGGATGCACAAAATAGAATAAATCCTGATCCATTTAAACTGCAAGGATTGTGTAGAAGATTTTTAAAACCAGAAGACTTTATACAAAGATCAAAAAATACTGTTTCAATAATTCCTAAGGATCTTTCTAAAAGCAGTTTAATATATAAAAAAATAATAAATGATATTAAAAAAACTTATCCAGGATCAAATTTTACTGAAATTGATGATGGAAATGTAAAAAAAATAAAGATACTTACTAATGGGTACGGTGTAATAAAACTTGCAGTTCCAAAAAAAGCAAATCCAAAAGTTTTACAACCAGGAATTGCATTTGAATTATATTTTCATTCTATTTTGCTTGATGGTATTTCTGCGATGAAAGAACTTAAGGAAAGTTTAAATGAATTACCAACTAGTATGTTTGATATGTATAATAATCTTACTTTAATGATTATTACTAAAGAAAAAACATACACAATACCAAGAATTAAAAGTGCGGAAAATATTGGAGGTAAAAATAAAAAAACAGATGAAAAAATTACTAAAAAAGATGGAACTTTTGTAAATATATCTTTAAAGCAGGAAAACTTTTTTAGTTGGGGATCTGCAGCAACATTTGATCCAGTTTTTTCTATCAGACCAAAAAAAGTTTTACAAGACGCAATTAATAATGGGAAATTAAAATTAAATAATAATAAAGTTATATTTCCTAGAGGTGTTGATGGAATAAGAGTACCTGCAACAGCACAAGAAGTGCAAAAATATGCTTTTGGTGATACAGATGATAGAATTGACTATATTGTTATTAGTGCAAAGAAAACAAATTTTAACGATAGATTGAAAATTATATATTTAGATGCTAAGAAAGTATATAAGAATGGAAATGCACTACATTTGAGAGAGTTGCAAAATGATGCTTATATGATAATTCGCAAAAGTACTGGAAATGCAAGTGCTTTACATCCTTATGAAAATGTTACTGTTGGTTATTTTAATAAGCAACATGCATATAATTCAAGAGATAATACTTACATTGATCCCTGAATAAAATATAAATACTTAAAAACTAGATATTGATGAAAACATTTGCCCAATTCATAAAAGAAGCAGTTCAAACCCTTGCCTCTACTGAAGCAAAGAATAGAGGTCTTGTTGGTAATGGTCACGGTGATTGGTATGATAAACAGGGAAATTTTGTAGCAAAAACTATTAATGGTAAATTAAAATTTTATGGACAAGGTGATACTGAATCTAAAGATGGAATACCAGGAGAAGAACTGAAAAGAGCAAATGGTAGTAAAAATAAAAACAAAAAAGAATCACAACAAAATGAAGAAGAGACAAAAGGAATAGTTGTTCTTATTGGTAGATTTAATCCTCCATCAAAAAATCACGAGGCATTGATTAGATCTGGTTATAATCAAGCAAAGAGAAATGGATATGAATATAGAATTTATCCAAGTAGGATTCAGGATGGAGCATCAAACCCACTTGAACCAAAAACTAAAATTACATTTATGAAAAAAATGTATCCTGAGTACTCTGATTACATCGTTGATAGTGAAGAAAGTAGAACAATATTTGATATTTTAACTTCCATTTATAATGATGGATTTAGTGATGTTATAATTGTTGTTGGGCAAGAAAGACTCGGAGAGTTTCAGGGATTAGTTCATAAAGGCGAGGGTGAGGGATATCAGTTTAATGATCTTAAAGTTATATCATCTGGTGTTAGGGATCCAGATAGTGACGTAGAAGCTTCTGGTTCTTCTGCGATGATGAGAACTGCTGCCGCATTAAATGATTTTAATAAATTTTCTTTTGGTCTTCCTTCTAGTTTAAAAGTAAGCGAAAGAAAAAAAATGTTTAATTCTGTTGTAAATTCTATGAATGTAAGTGAAGATACTGAACTTTGGAAAATTTCTCCAGATTTGGATTTTAATGGGTTGAGATGGGAATATAAAAATAATGGATTATTTGAAATTGGTTCTATTGTTGAAAATTTAAATACTGGATTAGTTGGTGAAATTATTCATAAAGGAACAAATTATTTAATTTGTGTAACTGAAGATGGCAAAATGTTTAAGAGTTGGTTAAAAGATGTTAGAGAAGTATATGAAGTAGGAACTTGCGAATATCGTGCTCACGCTCAAGAAATTACTCCCGGTCAGCCAATTGTATCCTTCACTGATGTAGAAATTAAACCAACGATAAAGAGTAAAACAATAAATAAAAAAAGGAAAATAGTATCTAAACAACAATGAAAAATTGGAAAGAAGTAATTTCTGAAGTAACTGCTGCACAAAAAAGAAAAGCAGGAGAAGAGGTACTAAAGCAACTAAGAAGTCAGGCAAAGCAAGAAAACAAGGAAAAAGGAAAATCATCTTATCAAGATTATCTTGAAAGACAACTTGAGTTTAAGAAGAAAAAATATGAAGATCAAAAGAAAAGGCAAATTGAAAAAATTAAAGAAAAAGATGTAGATAAACATAAACAAAAAGCAAAAGCATCTATTGCTGGTATCAAAAAGCAACAAATTGGTTCAGGTGAATCAGAAGGAACTGCATATTCAAAACTAATTGGTAATGTTGGGTCTGCTGCTGCTGGCCTTGGTGGTGCTGCATACCACGGAGTAAAGTACCTTGCAGCAAAAAGAAAAGCAGCAAAAGAGGCAGAAGAAGCAAAGAAAAGACAGCAAGAAAAGAGAGAGAGAAAATCAGCAGGGAGACCTCCATCACCTAAATCACAATCTTCAGCACCTACTGAGACAACGCCAAAACAAAAACTTCTTCCACCCTCACAGAAAAGACTTCCACCTGCTGGTGCAACTGGTATGAGATCACCCAACTTTCCAACATTAGGACAACGTGCAAGAAAAAATCCTTCCCTTAAATCTGCATTAATTAAAAAAGTGAATGAAAGGTATTCTAACTGGAGAAATGAATTATTGATTGAAGTTGAAGATAAAGGAGAAAAAGAAAAAGTAAAATTTATTGATGTTATGAAAGGCAAAAACAAAGTAGAAATAATGCCTGATGAAAAAAATGTTAATGAGGCAATTGAATTGAAAATAAAAAATCTAAATAGTTTAGGACAAATAAAATTAGGAGAAAGAAAATGCAAGAGTTTTTAGCGCAATTAGTAAAAGTAGTAAAGCCCATTATTATGCAGGCAGCTAGTTCTCGCCAAGTAAAAGAACTAGTAGTAAAACTACTTGAAAAGTATGTAAAAACAACCGATAACGATATTGATGATATTATTTTTGATAGCGTCAAAAAAGCACTTCTTAAGTGAAGTAATATAAAAGATAAATATAAAAACAACTTTGATGGGGAGTTAGACACTCCTCATTTTTTATAAATAATTTTAGGAAAACTAACAAAGTAAAAAGATGGCTCTCTGGGGAAAAAACGACAATGTTGGTTCTGGTGGAACAGTAACATTAAATTACAGTACATTAACTGTTACTGGAACCGGAACAACATTCGGACAAACTGGTGCTGCTAAAGCCGGGGATGTTATTAGATTTGGTATTAGAGGTGGAGGTGGTACTTACTTTGGCGATGCTGTAATTGTTGGTATTGCAAGTACAACTGTATTAACTATTGGATCCACTTCTGGTCTTAGCGGAGCAGCAATTGCTGGAACAAGTTTCTACATCAGTGAGTTACCTATTTTTACTATTGGGGATTCAAAATATAGTGAAGCATCTTATGGTACAGATGATTCTTTAGTTTATGGTATAGGCACAACAATTAGCGGTTCTTATAGACCATCACACCAAGGATGGGTTGGTGTTACTACATATGTTGATAATCACGGAAATTTAAGAGTTAAGAGTGAAGTTCTTGTTGCAATGTCTGGTATTCAAACTGGTACTGATGGTATTTTATATCCAACTAATGAGTGATAGGATAGTGTATGAGATTTGATGAGTTGAATGAGGATAATTATATAATCTTCGCAATAAAAAATTACAATAATCCACAATCTGTGACTCAAGATGATTTTTTTGAAGATATGAAAAGATTTAAGTGGATAAAAAGAATTCTAAATAAGTACAAAAATACTAAAGAGTTAAATATTCATTTATTAGTTAATCACTTTATGGTCCTTTACAATGTTTTTGGTGAAGCAACTACTCCTTTGTTATTTTTTAAAATAGATAAAAACCTCTGGAGTATTTTAAAAACTTTTATAATATATCTCGGAAGGTTTCCAGAGTATCCAAAATCATCAATACACGATATACCAGTTGATATTGAACTTCTTAAACTTTTAAAATCAGTCTAATGGAAAATGAAAAACTTTTAAAAATTATCAATATCATTAGAAGTCTTCGTGAAGAAGGATCTCCAACAATGAATCTTGGATCTGGAAAAATTGCTGGAACAGTACAAGCAGGTGACGATCCTCCTGTTGATTTAAGAAGAAGAAAGTATAAAAGATTACCTTTATTATACAAAGATCTCTTCAGAAGAAAAAAAAATGTTTAACCAAAATACATCGGTTGATACAAAAGTGGCTGTTCTTGAACAGAAAGTTAATACTTATGAACAAATGATGTATAAAATTGAGGATGCGATTCACGCAATAAGTGAAACAAATCAAAATATATCAAAAATGCTTGCAATTCATGATGAGAGATTGGAACAAGTAATGAGATCTGATGAAGTAATTATAAAAATGCTTGCTGAACAAAAAAAATCATTAGAAGCAGAAGATGTAGATTTGAGTGATAGAATTGATGAATTGGAAGTAAAAATTAATGATAAACTGAAATCTATTAATGAAAATCTAGAAGAGGTTTCAAAAATTAAATGGATGACGGTTGGAAGTGCTGTTGTTCTTACAGTGGTAGTAACTGCTTTTTCCTCTTTAGTTTCCGGATTTTGGACACCATCGGAAATACAAACACATAGAGAGTCTAGAATTGAAAGAACCAATTGACGAGCAAACTTTTGGGTGCTAAAATAAAAATCCATATGGATTGAGTATGAGTTTTATTGACGAAAAGTATATACTTTTGGTTTCTTCTAGGCTTGAAAAATTTTCAAAAAAGAAATCTGGACTTTTTAATTTTCGTTGTAATTATTGTGGTGATTCTGGAAAAAATAAAAGTAAAGCAAGAGGATACTTATATCAAATAAAAAATGATTATAACTATAAATGTCATAATTGTGGAGTATCCAGATCTTTTACTAATTTTTTAAAAGATATTGATTCAATTCTTTATGATCAGTATATTCTTGAAAGGTATAAAAATGGATTAAGTGGAAAAAAGACAAATACAGAAGAACCAAAATTTGATATCAAGAAACCTGTTTTTGTTAAAGAAAAATTAGACCTACCAAAAATAAAAGAACTTAATGATGAACATCCTGCAAAAAAGTATTTAATGAATAGAAAAATACCAGAAAAGTATTTTTCAAATCTTTACTTTTGTGAAAAATTTAAAGAATGGACAAATAAACAAAAAAATGTTTTCAAGAGCATTCAATATGATGAGTCAAGAATTATTATTCCTTTAGTGAAGGATGGTGAAATATTTGGATATCAAGGACGTTCATTAAGTAAGTCTTCAAAAGTTAAATATATAACAATAATTTTGGATGATAATAAACCAAAATTATATGGTTGGGATGATGTTGATTGGAACAAGTCTGTATATATTGTTGAAGGTCCATTTGATAGTATGTTTTTGGAAAATTCTATTGCTATGGTAGGTGCAGATATGGACTATATGTTCTTTAAAAATAAGCCAGAAGTTGAGTTTGTTTTTGTTTATGATAATGAAAAAAGAAATAAAGAAATGATCAATAGAGTTGAAAAAACAATTGATATGAAATTCCCAATTGTAATCTGGCCAAAAGACTTGAAATATAAGGATATTAATGATATGATACTTGCAGGAGTTAATGTTAAAAAAATTATCAAAGAAAATACTTTTATGGGACTAGAAGCAAAAGCAAAACTTATTGGATGGAAAAGGGTATGAGTATTAATACAAAAGTAATAAAAAGAAACGGAAATCTTGAAAGTCTTGATTTAAATAAACTTCACATAATGGTTGAAGAAGCTTGTAGAGATATTTCTGGTGTTTCTGCTAGTCAAGTTGAAATGCAATCTGGTATTCAATTTTATGATGGAATAACAACATCTGAAATTCAGGAAATTTTGATTAAGTCCGCATCAGACTTAATTGACTTAGAAAATCCAAATTATCAATATGTTGCAGCAAGATTGCTTTTATTTTCTCTTCGTAAATCAATGTATGGTAAATTGCAAGAGCAACCAACATTTTTAGATCATATTAAAAGTTGTGTTACTATTGGAGTTTATGACCCTGAGATTTTGGATTTATATTCTGAAGAAGAAATAAATCGTCTTGGTACTTATATTAAGCACAGTAGAGATTACTTATTTACATATGCAGGTCTTCGTCAGGTTGTAGATAAGTATCTTGTTCAGGATAGGAGTTCTGGAAAAATTTATGAAACTCCACAATTTATGTATATGATGATATCTGCTACTATTTTTTCTAAATATTCTAAGAACATTAGATTAGATTACGTTCGTAGGTATTACAATGCAATCTCAAAACACAGGATCAACATTCCAACCCCAATCATGGCGGGAGTCAGAACGCCTCTTCGCCAATTTGCATCTTGTGTTCTGGTTGATGTTGATGACACCCTCGATAGTATCTTTTCTAGCGATATGGCTATTGGCCGTTATGTCGCACAACGTGCTGGAATCGGGATTAATGCAGGTAGAATCCGTGGAATCAATAGTAAAATCAGAGGTGGAGAAGTTCAGCATACTGGCGTTATTCCTTTCCTTAAAAAGTTTGAATCAACTGTACGATGCTGCACACAAAATGGAATCCGTGGTGGATCGGCTACAGTATTCTTTCCTATTTGGCACCAAGAAATAGAAGACATAATTGTATTAAAAAATAATAAAGGAACAGAAGATAATAGAGTTCGCAAATTAGACTATGCGATTCAGATATCTAAGTTATTTTATGAAAGATTTATCAACAGTCAGGAAATTACTTTATTCAGCCCGCATGATGTTCCTGACCTTTATGATGCTTTTGGTACTCCTGGATTTGATCAGTTATATATTTCTTATGAACAAGATAAGTCAATTCCGAAAAAATCTATTGGGGCTCAAGAACTTATTCTTGATCTCTTAAAAGAGAGAGCTGAAACTGGTCGCATCTATATTATGAATATTGACCATTGTAATTATCATAGCTCTTATAAAGATAAGATTTCTATGAGTAATCTTTGTGTTTCTGGTGATACTAAAATCAAAATTAGATATCCAGAACCTAAATATGATGATATTGGGGAGATTTATGATTGGAAAGTTTATGAAGAAGAAATAGAGATTGGAGATCTGGATGAA